ATCCATTCATATGGTGTGTTTGTCACACCACCACCGGGAGTTGAGTGATAAATTTCAAGAGTATGACGATCAGAAAAGCGTTGAATGTATAAACCTGATATCATATCTTTATCAGCAGCTAACATTTTGCTTAGAGCATCGGTAGGCAAAACTATGTCACTATCTACACAGAAAAGATAGTCATAATTCTTAGCCCATTCCGCAATAAGGTTTCGTATTTGGTCTATGGTATAACCATAAAAGTATTGAAAATGTGTATTATAACCATTCGGTATAACTTGGTCATAAACGGACTTGAAAGTTTCAGGTTCAATATACTTGTTGGTAGGTATAGCAATCAAAATCTGTTTCATGATTTAAGAATCCTATTAGCGTTGGCCGTTTGTTCAGCCCCGTTCACTTTGTAATCGTTTATTGGATTGATATCATTATACTTATACACAATTTCTTTAATCGCTTTGATACGGTTTGAGTCCGCTTGTTCTAGCAACGCATAGAACAAAGCACCATCACCACCTGCTTTCATCCACTTGCGTTCATACATGAAGAGTGTGTCTGGTATTGCGTTAATCAGATTTTTCCTAAATGTTCTTAGATGTGTATATGGCATATTCCAAGCAAAACGATACTTCTTGTAGTCTTTAGCTTCTCGTATGTGTTTGGGATATTCTTGAGCAATTAACGGAATATTGTCAATTAAACTCCAGCAAGAACCATATGTAAATTCAGTATCATCTCTGTAGATATCGTTATAGAAGTGAAAGATTGTGTTGTTGTTGACTAGCCAATCATCGCCATCTAAAAGCATGATGATGCTATCGCTTTCTAGAGGTTTTACTGCTGCTACTTGATTGAACAAAGCACCCATGTTCTCGACGTTTGTTCGCATGGTGAACTTGTCTCGAAGATGCTTAGGCAAGCTTTGAATAGTCTCGTAAGCTCGGTCGGCTGATTTGTCGGTTGAGTTATCGTCTATGAGTATATGCTGATAGTTATCATAATCCTGTTGGGCTACGGACAATATACAGTTTTGAATGTAGTCTTCACAGTTATAAAATGGTGAAACGACAACTATCTTTTGTTGCTTACCATAGCTCTTATAAACTCTACGATCTTCTGTATTATTGATCCGGCGACCAAATACGCGCGCGACCTTATCGTTAATACGTGACACATTACGATAATCATCTACAGGTAGAGGTTTATCCATCATGGTAAATAGATGTTGTTTCCATTGCAGAGCAATTGTATCCCATCCATAGATATCATCTATTACAGAACAATATTGCCTTTTTTGGTCGTGTAGATATGGAGTATTATATGCTTCTATCACCATTTTGGCAAACTTTTTAGCTTGGTCTCTCCTGTTGATCCAAGGATACACAGTGTTAGGTTCTACACAATGATCAATATGATAACAAGCTTGTGATATGGCTGTTTCTTCTAGGGCACCAAATTTAGTTGTTAATACTGGTGTCTTGTATAGTAGAGACTCTAGAGTTGATATGCCAAATGTTTCTGGAAATGCTGTAGGATATATGAAAAAGTTAGCTTTGCTCAAATATTCAGCGATAGTTTTTTGCGGTATCACACCGGTGAAAATAACGTCAGAATACTTTGGATCGTTCTTCATTTCTTTGAGCGTCTTCTCTTGCTCATCGGGTTCAGCACCCTCACGAAAACGATAGTATCCACCTATTACAACAAGCTTTGCTTCCGGTATAGCTTTCTTGACTTCTGGCCACACAAGTTCAAGTAGAGGCACTAGACCTTTTGTTACTGAAGCATTGTATACGAATGTATTGCGGTCTTTTTGAGTTAGATCAACATCTAAGTATTTTACAGCGCCATTACGAGTCTGCCATACTTTGTGTTTGAACGATTCAAACATACGCTTGTTTCCGTGCGCGCATGTGCCCACGTAGATAGTATGGAAATCTGATAGGGTGAACAATTCATCGATATAGCCACCAAGTAACATCTCTTCAATAACTTGATCACCTTCACAGAACGTATCATGCATCCATAGTACGCGCTTCTTAGCCTTATAAACTATGGGTGCATATGGATTAGAAGCCCAGAAAGGTGCTACTGAGCGTGAGCAAATAACAACATCGAAGATTGTTTCATAGTGTAGATGTTTGTCAGAATGATCTACGTATGTGACACTATCATAAATGCCAGGTGAGGCTAGAGAATCTTTACAGTGATTAAAAACTGTAACTTCAAATCCTAGTTTAGCTAATTCTTTTGAGAGGAGAATGACTGCGGACTCAGAACCACCAAGCCCGCGTGTTAGAAGAGTACCACCATCATAGGTTAGACCTAGAGTGTCTATAATTGCAAGTTTCATAATATCTCCACATAATCATATATTACTTATATAAGTTATATAGAATGTGTTTACTGAGATAACCTTTCGACCCAATCTCTCTTACATATCTGATAGCCAAACATCCACAACACACGAGACCGCGGACCAGAAACAGTCGTGACATAGTGACTAACATCCGAAGCGAGATAGCAATGAAGATCGCCCTCTTCTAACGATATCTGTTTTCCGCCAACGAACAAGATACCACCTTCGACGGGCTTTCGCGTCATTACGTTGCACCTTAGAACATCAAAGCCATGATCTTCTTTTGGATCCATATGTTCATAGACATCGCCGCCATCAAACGTGCAACTGACAACAATACCATTCTTACCACCGCCCCGAGAACTCTTGTTAAGTTGATGAAGCGATAGATGGTCTGTGATCTTTGAGTAAACATCGTATACGATGGCGGGATATTCAAACCTATCCCCATATAACCTAGACGTATATCTCTTGGAATAATTAAACATACCTCGGCTTAGACCAGGACCAAGCCATTGCCGCTCAATCCCATCATCGACAAAAGCATTGAGTTCGTTCATTTCTAAAGACGATAAAAAGTTTTTTATGATTAGAATCATATTACATAATCACATCTTTTTAATGTGTACATTTATATAGGTTGATAAACAATCCATCTTTAATAGTTGATGCCCTGTAGACTCACAATAATCTGGAAAATCATATTCAGCTAGAGGATCTGTAGACTTAACAACTAAGATATCACCTTTGTTCATTATATTCAGTTGCCTATGGGCTAGTATTATTGGTATAGGGCAAGATAGACCTGACAGATCCATTTCTAGCATTTTATTCTTTGATAGTTAAGTGTTGAATATATTGATAAGCTACATGTGGATCAGTTTCGGGTGAAATGATCTCACCGTTTTCATCTCGTAGAGCATGGATGCAGCATAGTAAACTGAAGTCTTCCAAGCTGACAAACTCGTGAGAGATTCCCTTGGGTGTCACGATTAGACAGGGAGCCGTGAACTCTCTCTGACCATTGTCGTGCTTCATGAGAACTCGACCCACAGACAGCAAGGTAATATGATCATATGTGTGTGCATGACCATGTGTTGTGTAACCCTTACTCGTGAGTGGAATCATCTTCACGAATACGTTGTCAACGATTTTGATATCGCCTTCCATGTGGCGCGGCGCCTTAGTTTGAATATTAGACACGGATAACCTCAATATTTTTAGTACGATAATTAGGATCTGTTGGCCATACTATAGCGAAGGGATTTGTTTGTAGCGTGATGTCACGCAACGCTTGACGATAAGTAGCCCATTCCGCGCGTTTTTCTGATGTGATGGGTGCATCGTCAAGCCGAGTAAAGTCACTGCCATCAAGGAGTCGATTTCGCTCTGTACGAATCTCATCCCACTTGAGACGTTCAGCATCGCGCAACTCATTGCCAGTCTTTTTTGTTACAGTCCATACCATACGCACAATGTTTTCTGTTAGTATATATTCGAATACGGCGGTGTGGTCGTAATCAACGAAAGGTCCGGGCACTGGCTCGAATGGGTAATACCCGCAAGCCAACACATCTTCTGGCGTCATGTTGTCTAAGTTGGCGTCAATGACGGGTTCATTCCATTCACCTGTAGCCAGTCGTCTGATGTAGCGTTGTACCATGTTAGTTCCTTATAATAAGTTTTTAGCAAAGCCTATATATGATCCGTAGGATCCAAAAGATGCTCCACCATTTGTGCTAGTGTATGTTAGAGTGGTGTATGAAGACTCTTTTCCTGATGAGTAACGAAAAGAATAGGTTGCATAGATTGTTCCATTCGTGTCTTCAAATATATTTGCGGTTACAAATTGATTTATACTAAAACCACTACTAATACTGGTTGTGGTAAAATTAGTAGGGTTAGCAACAGGTGAGTAAGAAAAAAATAAAGTGCCACCAGATTGACTGAGGACGGCGTATTTTTG